TAATGCGATGAATGAGGAAGAGATCAACGAAAAAAGATCCCAGATCCGATCAGTAGAAGAAGAGATTCGATCTCTCCAAGAATGGAATTCTAAGGCAAGTGGCTCAATCGAAAGTAAGACTGTAGAGGTTTCTACCAGACTAAAAGAGGCGAATGATCAAAAGCAAGCAATCTTAAACTATCGTTCTAATTTCAATATGAAGATGCAGAATCTTGTTAAAGATGCTAAGTTCTATGAAAACAATACATCGTGTCCCACGTGTACGCAGGAAATCAGTCCCTCTCTTGTAGAAAGTAAACTTACTGAAGCGAAGACCAGCGCAGCAGAGCTTCAATCGGCATTGAAAAGAGCAGATGATGAAGCAAAAAAGATATCTGAAACGATAGACAAGTTTAACGCACAGTCTGAAGAAATCCGATCAATACAGTCTAAGATCAACGGAAATAACCAGGAGATCAATAGACTTCAAAAGACGATTAACGGTCTTAATCAAGATATCGAACGTCTTGCTGCTCGTGAAGGAGATCTAAGTTCAGCTAAATCTGAGTTAGAAGGGATGATCACCGAACGTAGTAATCTAAGAGAAGAGAGGTTTGAGCTCAATGAAAGCTATAGCTATAATTCTGTGATTGCTGAGATGCTAAAAGATACTGGCATTAAGACGAAAGTGATTAAGCAGTATCTTCCTGTTATCAATAAACTGGTGAATCAGTATCTTCAAGTCTTAGACTTCTTTGTGCATTTCAATCTCGATGAAGAGTTCAAGGAAACCATTCGTTCCAGACACCGTGATAGCTTTACGTATGATTCGTTTTCCGAAGGTGAAAAGCAAAGGATCGACCTTGCACTTCTATTCACATGGCGTATGATTGCTAAAATGAAAAATAGTATTTCGACCAATCTGTTGATCCTGGATGAAACGTTTGACTCCTCCCTTGATCATGAAGGTGTTGATAATCTTATGAAAATCTTGTACACACTGGACGATGAAACGAATACCTTTGTCATTAGTCACAAGGGAGAGATACTTGATGGCAAGTTCGCGCGTAAGATCGAGTTTGTTAAGCATAAAAATTTCTCAAAAATTGCAGCTTAAGGGTTTACACCTCGCTTTGACATTGGTATAATATGATATACATTACACGGAGTTTATAATGCAGCTAAATGATTCGACTATCCAAGTGCTCAAGAACTTTGCACAAATCAATCCAAACATCGTGATCGATAAAGGTAAAACTATTAAGACTATTGCAGAGGCAAAGAATGTGTATGCTTGTGCAACTATTTCCGATGAGTTTCAATCTCGTTTCGGCATCTATGACCTTAACGAGTTTCTTGGTGTATTGAACCTTGTTGATCAGCCAAAGTTTGTACCTGATGTTGGACATGCTATCATTAGTGATGGTAGCGGGCGTTCTAAGATCAAGTACTACTTCACCGACCCTGAAATGCTGACAACAGCTACTCGTGAACCTAAAATGCCTCCTGCAGATATTTCATTCCGTCTGGATGCAGAAACCCTTTCTCGGGTTAAATCTGCTGCTGGCGCTCTAGGTCATAATGAGATCGCTATTTCCCCGAATGATGGTGTGTTATCGATCACAGTTTTTGACAGTGAAAATTCTACATCGAACACGTTTTCGATTGACATTCCGGGTAAATACCCATCAGATGCAAACTTTAATCTGATCTATAACATTAATAACTTGAAAAAAATTATCCCTACAACTTACAATGTAGATATTTCTTCCAAGCTTATTAGTCACTTCCAATCTGAGGACGAAGGTCTTTCAGTACAATATTACATTGCCCTTGAGAAAAACAGTAAATATGGAGAATAAAATGACTGAACTCGCAAACATCTCGAACCAGGTTGCTCGTAGTACAATCGCAGTAATTGATACAATCGTTCAGCGCGGTGCATTCAAAGGTGAAGAGCTTAGCACAATTGGACGTCTACGGGATCAAGCTACCCAGCTGGTTCAATTGGCTGAACATACTATGAGTGAAGAATCTAGTGATGAAGAATAACGTCTTTTCATTGAGACGTTAAACTGGGTTAACGCCCAACATAAGATATATTATGAATAAGGTGAATATATGTCAAACGACTTCCTCTGGGTAGAAAAATATCGTCCGCAAAATATCAAGGATACTATTCTTCCACCCAGTCTAAAGAAAACCTTCGGGGAGCTGGCTGAGACTGGTCAGCTCCCTAATATGCTTTTCACTGGCACCGCTGGTCTTGGTAAGACTACAGTTGCCAAAGCACTATGTAAAGAACTAAATCTTGATTACATTTATGTAAATGGATCCGAAGAGGGTAACATTGAAACCCTTCGTGGTAAGATCCGTCAGTTTGCTTCTACCGTGTCACTCCAAGGTGGATATAAGGTTGTTATTCTAGACGAAGCTGATTACCTTAACCCGCAATCTACACAACCAGCTCTTCGCGGCTTTATCGAAGAGTTTTCTAATAACTGTAGGTTTATTCTCACTGCTAACTTTAAAAATCGCATCATTGAGCCTTTGCACTCGAGGTGCTCAGTATATGAATTCAATACCACCCGTAAGGAGATGGCAGATCTTGCTGCTGTATTCTTTGAGCGTATGAAGTTCATCTTAGAGTCTGAAAATGTTGATTATGATACGAAGGCAGTTGCCGAACTAATTATTAAGCACGCTCCTGATTGGCGTAGAGTTATTAATGAGTGTCAGCGTTATAGCATTTCAGGTAAGATCGACTCTGGTGTAGTTGATAATGTAAGTGATCATTCGTACGAATCCTTGTTTACCTACTTGAAAGAGAAAGATTTTAAAAAGATGCGTAAGTGGGTAGTAGATAATATAGATACTGACGCAGCAGCGATCTTCAGATCAATTTACGATCGAATGAATGATCGTGTCAAACCCCAATCAATTCCTGCACTTGTCCTTGTACTTGCAGATTACCAATATAAAAATGCCTTTGTAGCAGACCACGAACTGAATGTTGTTGCGTGTCTTACAGAGGTTATGTCTAACGTGGAGTTTACATAATGGCTATCATTTATGATATTGAAACCTTGAGCCAAGATCAGCACCGTGGTGTTATTGTTTCTCTTGCACTTTTAAACTTTGATATGAATCGGGTTAAATATGGTCCCGATTATTCCTGGGATGAGCTGGTAGATGAGGTTGCTTTCGTTAAGTTTGACGTCACTCAGCAGGTGAAAGAATATGGTCGTGAGATTTGTCCTGAGACCCTACAATGGTGGGAAAATCAAGGAGATAAAGCTCAGAAGCAACTTGTACCCACTCGAGATGATGTAGATATTAAAGAATTGTATAGCTGGTTTGTATCTAATGTGATTAATCCTGATGTAGCTTATACCCGCAATAATACTTTTGATCCGGTATTCATTCAGTTCCTTTGTAAGCAGTTTGAAAACCCTATGCCTCATCCTTGGTGGATTGTACGGGACACGAAAAGTACAATTGATGGTATGACATGGGGACAGGATATAAAAGATAGTTTTATTCCAGAAGGATTAGAGGGGGTTTTCGTAGCTCACGATCCGCGACATGATGTGGCTATGGATGTTATGCGCATGCAATATCTTTCCAGACTTTTAATTGATGAGATTCCGTTTTGACCCCATTCGACTATTTAAATTCAATCAACATGAGTAAAAAAGATATCATGGTAGATGATATCGCAGAAAAGCAATATGTTCCATTTGTAGTAAACCGTACACTCTCTTACTTTCCCGATACTGTTCTTTTCGCAAATGAAATGAATCAGTATGCCCACCTTCCTAATAGACTTCAATTTGATTTTTTTATAAATACTATTCGAAAGCGTAAACGGTTTTCGAAATGGGCTAAAGCCTCAAAGCAAAGTGATTTAGAAGTTGTTAAGGAATATTATGGCTACAGTGATATGAAAGCCGAGCAAGCCTTGACCCTTCTGAGCGAAGAACAAATAAATTTATTGAAGAAGAAGGTTTATAAAGGTGGAAGAAAATAATTTATATGAATGGGACCCGAGTAAGATGCTCGAGGTAACCATCGCCGAACCAGATGATTTTTTGAAAGTAAAAGAAACGCTTACACGTATGGGAGTTGCATCTCGGAAAGACCGTAAGCTTTACCAGTCTTGTCATATTCTACATAAACAAGGTCGATATTTCATCGTACATTTTAAAGAATTATTCTTACTCGACGGTAAAAAGTCTAACCTTGAAAAGAATGATGTGGCTCGTAGAAATACGATCGCGACCTTGTTGAGTGATTGGGGTCTAATCGACATCGTAGGTGGAAGCGTACAGCCTCTTGCTTCGCTTCGTCAAATTAAGATTCTGCCATTTAAAGAAAAGGATCAATGGGAACTTTGTCCAAAATATAATATTGGTAATAGTTAGTTATAGCAGGTATTCCGTATATGCGTACGTAACCTGCTATAAATATCTACGAGTGCGGATAGTCCGGCTCACAACATTCTTGCTTGTAAAAAGGAGAAAACTATGACAGGCGTAAAGACACTATTTCCACGTTCATCTTTCGTTGGATTCGATCATCTCTTTAACGAACTTGATTATGTTGCAAAACATTCTCAAGATAATTATCCCCCACACAATATTCTAAAGACTGGTGAGACCGATTATCTAATCGAGCTCGCAGTTTCGGGATTCACGAAGGATGAGCTTACTATTGAAGTAAAAGATCGTACACTTACGGTAACTGGAGAACACGTCAGTAAAGGTCGCGAGTATATTCATCGTGGTATTTCTACGAAGAAATTCAAACGCACATTTAGGCTGTCTGAACACGTAAAAGTAAACGGAGCGGATCTAAAAGATGGAGTATTGTCAGTTGAGCTGAAATACGAGATCCCACAGGAACTGCGTCCTCGTAAAATCGAAATCGGTCATTACGAGGAATTAACAAATAACACAACACATTCTGACACTAAACAACTACTTACGGAGTCCGATTGAGGCT